ATCAAGAATGGAGTCTTCGAGAATGAGAAGATGAAGTATCCTTGGTTTGCTCCAAAGATGCAAGTCTTTGAGTCTGGTGAGGTACAGGATATGTGTGGAGAGGACGTTTCATTCTGTCTTGACGCAATCGAGGCAGGATTCGATATCTGGTGCGATCCACTTATTCGAGTTGGGCACGAGAAAACAAGGGTTATATAATGGAACTATTCATTCTGGTTGGCGGTTGTTATGCTCTCTATACTGTGGGTATGGCAATTGCTTCTCATTTAGATTACAAGGAGGTTAACCGCAAATGAGAGATCAAGCTTCAGTTGATAAGGATGAAAGTCCATCTATAAAGTATCAGAGGGCTTTAGACCTGTTCACAGAGTCAGTATTAGCACCCGATCATAAGTTACGTGGTTGTGCTCATAATCAGAAGTGTTATGATCAGTTGATGGAGATTCGAGAACACGTCCTTGAATACCTTAAGACTCTCAAGGAGGTCACACATCACCAGAATGCGGATGAAAGTGATGAGATCGAGACAGCAAAGTTGATCGAAGCAAAGGATAAGATCGCAATGGAGTCAAAACCATTTACAAAATGGCGGTGAAAAAATCGTCGTTAAAGTTAAAAAATCGTCGTTAAAGTTTAGGAATTATTAATTATGGCAACAAGATTCAGTATGGGTCAATCGTTAATCGAATCAAAACCCAAAAAGACAAGACAAGGAAGAGGAAAGCATAGTAAGTACTCTGCTACGAGTCGTAACGGAGCAAAGAAGAGATACAGGGGTCAAGGCAGATGAACTGCTGGCACTGTGGCACTGAGTTGATCTGGGGTGCCGATCATTCAATGGAAGACATAAATGATGGAGAGGAATCAGAATACGATTTCTTCTCCACTTTTACTTGTCCAAAATGTCAATCTTACGTCGAAGTTTATCATCATACTTAAATGGCTTGTTTAATTGCAAATTTACCCTCCTACGAGGTATGGGTAAGAAAAGAATATCTAACCGACCACAAGAGTGGTCATGGTGAGTTTGTGAAAGGAGTATGGGTTGCTGCCAAGAGTATACCAGGTCGTGCCTTTTACTTCGAGACTTATCTACCAGAATATGCTGCAATGTTTGATAAATTGCCCATCTCTGCCTTCACAACCGACCCTGAGACACCCAAACCTGATATGACGTTACATAACCTACAATTCTGGAATTGTATGGACTATGGAGTCGTAGCAGTACAGAAGCAGTTTATTGGTTCAATGCACTATGAGGTCTATACAAGAGACTATGGAACGCAAACAGGAACATATATTTGTACTTTGGACAACTATCACGAGAGTGTAGATGCCATAGACTACTCTACAAGTGAACAACCAGCTGAACATAAGAGTCATAACCTCTTAGAATTAGACAATGGACAGTTTTGTTTGTATCCAAATAACAGAATGAGGATATATGACAATAGTATCACTCCTGAGACACCTAAGATTCCTGATTTTAAAGTATCAACCGTGTATTATCAGGTGGAAAACGGTCATGATCGTGATGGATTAGGTTCTGAAGAGAATTATTTCTGGAAAACAGCAAAAGAAAGGTCAGGTAATATCGAAGTAGGAGCTGGAGGCACTGATATGAACGTTGATTTTTATAATGGTGACTTTAAAATTGATTTAAATGAACCAGAATTAGGATAAATAAATCATTAAGGAGAAAAAAATGGTTATCAAACTGGATAAGTCACAAGAATTCATCAAAAGCGGTAAAAAACTGATTAGTGAATACGATGCTGATGCCTATTATGAGGAAAAAGAGGAGGAAAAACCTCAATTTCTGAAGGAAGGGGAATAAATAAACTTATTATTCAAAAAACCCTTATAGATATATTAGGAAAAATATATCAAAATGAATGGCAGTTCAAATTTCTCGTGCATTTAAAGACATAAGTTTATCATTTACTCGACATCCTGTCACAAATGACGTGACTGTGCTGAAAAATGAAGATGCAATAAAGAGATCAGTGATCAATTTATGCAGAACACGTATTAATGAGAGATTTTTTAACGACTTATTGGGTACATCAATTGAAGATTCGTTGTTTGAGACGAATTTGAATGACATTTCATCATTTTTAGAGAGAGAAATTACTGTTTTACTTAAGAACTTTGAACCAAGAATACGACTAACAAACGTTTTGATTGATTCTATAGTTGATTCACACGAGTTACAGATAAGAATTGAGTATGAAATCGTAGGATTACCTTTTCCAACACAAAATATCGAATTTTTACTTCAACCGACTAGGATATAATGTCATTTTCACAATTTACTAACCTAGATTTTAATACTTTAAGAGCTCAAATCAAAGATTACTTGAGATCAAACTCAAATTTTTCTGATTTTGACTTTGAGGGATCTAATTTTTCAGTTTTAATTGATACTTTAGCATATAATTCTTATATTACTTCGTATAATACGAATATGGCTGTCAATGAGTCATTTATTGATAGTGCAACTCTTCGTGAAAATGTCGTATCTTTAGCAAGAAATATTGGATATGTACCGAGATCCAAAAAATCATCTATTGCAACAGTGAGTTTTACGGTAAATGCACCAACTGGAGCAAATTCTGTTAAGTTAAGTAAGGGTTTAGTTGCTTTAGGATCAATTCAAGGTGGAAATTATGTATTTTCAATACCAGATGACATCACAGTAACTCCAGATAGTCGAGGAATTGCAAGTTTTAGTAGAATATCAATATATGAAGGTAATTATTTGACAAAAACCTTCCGAGTAGACGATTCACAAGCCAATCAAAGGTATATTTTACCAAATGCAAACATTGATACCTCTTCAATTCGTGTTGAAGTTGAAGAAAGTGGATCAACTCAAGTATATAATGCATATACGAACATCTTTGATGTAAATTCTGAGTCAAGATTATTTCTTTTTCAAGAAATTGATGATGAAAGATACCAAATTATGTTTGGTGATAATGTTTTAGGAAGAAAACCAGCAAATGGAGCTATAATAAGAGTCAGTTATATTGTTACAAGTGGTATCGATGGTAATAATGCTGCTAATTTTAACTTTTCTGGAAGATTAACATATATTTCAAGTGGTACAGATAAAGATATTACCAGTGGTATATCACGTATAACGACCATACAGAGGTCTGAAAATGGAGATTCGATAGAATCTGTGGATAATATTAAATATCTTGCCCCAAGGGTCTATGCATCGCAGTATAGAGCAGTTACACCTAATGATTATAAGAGTCTAATACCATTCTTATACCCAAACATAGACTCAGTAAGTGCATATGGAGGTGAAGAACTCGATCCACCAGAATTTGGAAAGGTTTACATCACAGTTAAACCTAAAAACGGTGAAGTTTTGTCTGATGTCGTTAAAGACTCAATAAAAAATGATTTAAAGAAGTATACAGTAGCTGGCATCAAGCAAGAATTTTTAGATTTAAAGTATTTGTATGTTGAATTTAACTCAACAGTATCATTTGATACAGGATTTGTCTCTGATAAGTTAAATCTACAATCTCGAATATTGTCTGCAATCGAAACTTATGCAAAATCATCAGATATTAACTCTTTTGGTGGAAGATTGAAGTATAGTAAGTTACTTTCTCAAATTGACCGAGTTGATAGTGGTATAACATCAAATATTACCACTTTAGTAATGAGAAGAGATTTAAAACCCTCTTATAACCAAATTGCAACATATGAAATTTGCTATGGAAATGTTTTTCATGCTGATTTAGAAGGATTTAATATACGTTCTACTGCATTTAAAATTGAAGGAGTTGATGGAAATGTTTATTTGACTGATTTTCCAGATGATAATCAACTTACAGGAGTTATTAAGTTTTTTACAATAGATGGAGGTATAATTACTTATATTAATAACAATGCAGGAACTGTGGACTATAAAAGAGGAGAAATAAATCTATTTCCAATCAATATATCATCTACATCTATAGATGGTAAGGTTGAAATTGAAGTTACTCCAGAATCCAATGATATTGTGGCAAAAGAGAACATTTATATCGTCCTAGATACTAAAGGAAATAGCAAACTCGATTTATTAGAGGATGTTCTTGTTTCTGGTTCCAATATTTCTGGAACAAACTATACACCACCATCTAGTTTTATTAGCAACAAAAAATATACAAGATAACAGATGTCAGATAAAAAAGTTAAAATCTC